TAACAATCTCATCTTCTTGAGTTACATAGTTATTTATGTAATCGTTGTACTGTAGTATACCTAACTTACCACCACTATTACCTAGATCTTCATCCTTAACCAATCTAAATGTATTATAGTCAACATGCTTTGTTGAAGTTGGCAAACTGTATCTAACTGTACCTGCTGTAAGAGTTTTAGTTTCTGTTGCATGATTAAACGGATAACTAAATTCTTTTTGATTAATATAACGTATAGACTCATTCACAGCATTTTTTGCTTGTGTTTGTATACCTCTAGCAGAAGTAAATGTTGTAGAAGTTAATTGTACTTCATTTAATCTTGCAAGCGTATTGTTTGTTAGTGTTAGATATGTTCCTGACATTTTATCCTCTTAGGATTGTTTTGTCATATCTAGTATGATGTTATATGTTTCCGTGTTTGCATGTCCAACAGTTGTAAATAATATATCACCTGTTTTGCCTGAACCTGCATTGTTCTGTAATCCACCAAAATGTGAGAAGTCATAATATCCCTCAGTATCTAATAGTTTGTATGCTTCTACATTTGATGAAGCGTCCCAAAGTATCTGTACTTTCATTCCATCATTTACAAAATGTATTCTATCTATTGTTGCACCAGTGCATGTAGCACCTTTTTCACCTGCAGTAAATGTGCTTACATCTACTTTCTTAACGGCACTTTCTCCTGTACCATCACTTACGTTAGTGAATTTCATAACTAATCTATAAGGTGTATCAAGTATTGTTTGTGATGTGACTGTATCTGCCATTAGTATTCCTTTATGTTAAAATAGAGGGCAAGCTTTCACCTGCCCCCTAAGTTTTAATTTAGGCGAGTTGATCCCTATCAACTTCGTCTGCTAACTGCTTATGCTCACCATTACAGTCGATAACACAAGCATACACTCGTATTTTACCAACAGTAACGTCTGCAGATCCTGCAATTAGTTTCACATCTATAGTGTCAGTTGAAGACTGAAACTGTGTGAATAATGATGCAGCACCTGTGGTAACATCGTTAGCTTGTCCATTTGTACCCTCTGCAAGAAAGCCTGTTGAAGATACATCACCACCGTCAATGATGTCATCACCTGCAGCAAAGTCAATATCCACAGTTGGTGATGTACCATCAAAAGCAGTAAGCACTTCTGCCCCTGCAAATAGAACTAATGTGCCTGAAGGAATTTCAAGTAGTTGAAAGATATCTCCATCAGTGCAAGAATAGTTTTCTATCTTAGCAATATCCAAGATAGCTTCAACCATTCTCATAGCAGTTCCATTTCGGTTAGCTTGTAGAGCTACTATAGAGTCTGAACTAACTCCTGCAGTAGCTTTTGAGGTCATGTCAAAAGTAGCCATAGTTCAATACTCCTTAGAATTTAGATACATAAAAAGCACGAGTAAGTGCTTCAGGTCGTAATATTTTACGTCCATAGAGATGCATACCTCTAACGATGTCAGCAAAGCTGTCAGGGTCACGATATGTCTCTGTTTTGTTGATTTGCTCTGCAGTGGCTACTGCTGAACTATGTCCTGCAACAAGCACTCCGTAGTGTGATGATCCAGTAGCAGTTGCTCCTGTAGGACCATTACCCTTCGCAGGTAGGTTGTTAGACATGTACACTTTAAAGCCATGCAAGTTGCCAAAGATCATTCCATTTTTGAGTTCGTCCTTTGAAGAAACAAAGTCACCATTCATAATTCTGGAGTCTTCGTCTTTTAGCAATTCAGCAAAAACTGGGTCGATTACAAGCCATCTTCCCTCTTTGTCAACAAACTGTTGGTCAAGCTTTCTTGACATTCTGTTGATGACAGCTAAAGGTGTAGCATGAGCAGTTGTTGTATTAACACCGTCACCCATACCTCTTGGCTGAACAACAATAGAGTTGTTTGCTGAACCACCGTTGAAGTCAGCAGCATCAACTAACATGGAGTCAAGCAGTTCGTTTGATCCTGCAGTTGAAACAGCTTTTGTACCAGACACGGTAGTGTTGGCTGTTCCTGCCACAGCATTGATAGATGCTTGCTTGAAACCTGATAGGTAGCCTAGAACTTCCTGATCGTATTGATCTGAAAGTCTGTAAGCTGCTCTGTCGGTAGCTAAAGATTGGAAGTTAACGTGTGAGTGAGCTTCCTCAATGTCATCAACTTTAAATGCAAAGTAGTTTGCTTTGTCAACAACTAAAGAGAAATCCTCATCGTCCAAGTCCTGAGGTGTGATTTGTGTGCCACGAGCATACTCTTTTACAGTAATCTCTGGCTCTTTGATGATTTTAACAGTATCACCCATCTGAGCAATCTCACCAAAATAGTCAGAATTTGTGATACCTTCCACAACAGATGACTTACGGAAAGCAAGCTGTACCTGTTTGGAATATATGACAGGACTAAAATTACCATTAGGTAAACTTGTATGTCCTGCAGCGGTTTGAAAAGCCATAGTCAATCCTCCTTACTTTTCAAGGTCACAGATACAAATTACAATTCTGATTAGGGGCTAATTTAGATCAAGGTGCAGATGTACATTCTGGGCTTGTTAAACTAGGTAAGTCTCACCATATTGTCGTTTGTGATGTAATACACATATAGGTATCCATAAAGGGGCTATGTATGTGTATTCTAAGTATTATACATAGTTATATGTATAAATTTTTAAATGTCAACTTTTTTATCTAGCAGAGCCTGATACATCGTATACAAACTTACCTGTTCGGATAGCTTCCATAACTTCATCTGCTCTTCTCTCATACTCCTGTGATGACATTTTTTGTACTTGAGATTCTCTTAGATATGTAGACTCCTCGTTAGTCTGAGGTTTTGTACGTGTTGACTTTGGATTTGTAGCTAATGCTGCATCCTTTGAGCTTGGCTTTTTCTTACCAATATTTCTATCAGCTTTGTAAAGATCAATAGCTCTGGCTGCAGACATTGCATCATTATCATTTTCATACAAGGCTTTTTGCACCCACTGTGGTTGCTCTTCAGCCCAGTTATGAAAGTCATCATCCTCACGAATGTCCACAAAATCAGGATGTAGTTTTAATAATTCTACTTCAGCTTTCTCTTTTGTAGCTGATTCCTGCATTTCATTTATTTTTTTAATCCTATCTTCAAGCTCTTTTGATTGCTCTTTAGATTTTTTAATAGCGATAGTTTCTACTATACCTGCTACATCAGGATATTGCTTCGCCCATGCTTCAATGTCTTCGTCTGACTTTGGTAGTTGTATTTGTTTTTTAGTTGCACTATCAAGCTGATCTCTTAGCTGATTTATTTGCTCTTGCAGATCAGCTTCTTTTTGTTGAGCATGTCTCCTAAGATCACCGTAGCGTTTTTTAAAAGTTTTCTCTTCTGCAGAAGTTGGCTCTGGCTCTTCCTGAACCTCTTCTTTCACCTCACCTTTATTTTCTGCAATAAGTTGTTCTAATTCCTCTTCGTCCTTTTTCATCTTGTCATCTCTTGAATATTTACGAGATGCTAATGCCATTACCTTTTTAGGTGTTGCATCTTTTACCATTACATTTGCTTGTGCTTCTGCCATTTACTTACCTTTCGTTAGGGCTAACTGTATGCCATGTTAGATGGGGAGTTAGGTAGCCAACATATTGTGAACTATTTTTTTCGTGAAGCTAGTCCACCCTTCTTCATTCGTTTGGGTTTAACTTTGAGTTTAGCTAAACCACCCTTCTTTAGTCTCTGGGGCTTCATAGGTTTAGTAGGTACACCACCTACATAAAATGGTCCTATTCCACCATAATCATAAGTAGGTGGGGCTGAGTAACCTCCTCCAAATGATGATGATCCAGAGCTTCCTCCCATTGCTCCCGGAGATCGTCCTGTTGGAGCAGGGGGATTGTAAGTTGTTGTGTATGTAGATTGAGGGTTGGGCTGATAGCTAAAAAAATCATCAGAAGAGTCTTGATCTCCACCACTATCTTCATCATTATCACTGCCTGTTGTAGGTCCAGACTGATAAATTTGTTTTTCTTGCTCTTCTCTATCTCGTCTTGCTTTCTCAGCTGCAGCTTGTTGTGCAGCTTGCTCCTCTTTTCTTTTTCTTTCTCTCTCTAATCTTTCTTGTTCTCTTTCAAATCTTTCTCTCTCTATTCTTTCTTGCTCTAATCTTTCTTGTTCTATTCTGTCTGCTCTTTGTCCTACTGTTTCTATCATACCCATTGCTCTCATCTCTTGTAAAGAAAGTTCTGGTCCTGCATCGATACCTGCATCTGTCATTGCTCTTCTAGATTTAACTTCATCTAGAGCTGAACTTACAGGAGTAGCTCCTCCCACTCTCTCTACAGGTTCTGCTCTTCCTCTGCCAAATCTATACGCATCTGTTCTCTTCTGTTCTTCAAATTGTTTGGCTTGTTGTGATGTAACACCAAGAGTTGATGGCATATTTAAAGTTTGATTTGCTAAATCCTGTACTTGTTGTTTTCCATCTCCTTTTAATTGATTAAGAGTAAGTGGACTTTTTATTCCATCTATTGCACCTGAAATGTTTCCTTTTTCTATAGCCTTTTGAAACTCAGTCTTTCCTTTTCCTTCTTTCTCAGTTAGTCCTAAAGCATTTGTCACAGTCCTAACTAT